ATTAATAGCATCTAGGGGACTTGTTGGTCCTTGATAGTTTTATATAGCAAATACGCCCTACTCTCTCCAAGAGGGGAGGGGAGAGGGCTATCCCTGTCGGGATAGATGTCGGGATTGTTGTCGGGAGTCGGGAACGGCTTTAGGTTATTCTTGTTCTTGTCCTTAGTATAACTCTATATACCTATATATGTTGGTTATTTAGTAATAAATAAAGCCTTTTGTATTATAGGGCAGGGTTATAATTAATTATAACTATTGAATATTATTTACAGTATTTATAATTAATTATAAGCAGAGAAAATAGGTATATCTTTTTTTAAATAAGTAGACAATTTGTATACTTTTAGAGTTATAATTCTCTTACTTTAAAAAACCGAGCTGGGAGGCTCATACAAATATGAAAAACTTAATTTTAAAGTGGTTAGGACTCGATAACGTTTTACGTTCTTGTGATTTTGACTTTATTGATGACTGTGTAACCAGTCATCTTTCTAGGAAATATGATTTAGATAATATGGCATCTAGACTTGATGACCTGGATTCTACTGTTTCTGATGGAGAGTATCGTTGGGATAGTGCTTCTAATTCAGTTGATGACATTTATATTGATGAATTAGTCTACAAAGATGACATTCAAGATATTAAAGATGCTATTGAAAAAGTACAGCAACTAGATGACAGACTAACTGAGCTAGTAGCTGGTTACAGATTAGATGTCCAGCTAGTAAAGGAGGACTTCTAGATGTCAAATCTAGTAGATGACCTATATGGGCCACGTGTAAGCGTGGCTACACTTAACGACAAAGAGCCTATCAAGGAGTGCGTAAACGTAACGCCTAGAGTGTTTAATACCTACTTGATAGATGACCTTCATATGACCAAAGAGAGAGCTTGTAAGATTGGCAAAGCTGTTGAGCATCTTTGGAAAGAAGCTACATATTTAGATTGCCATAATCGTTCAGCAATTATGGATTTGACTGTCGCAGAACTTCTTGACCTCTACGGAGCAGAGGAGGGTTGCTACAGTTCATTTCAAGAGCAACACATACTTTATATGAGGGACTTATAAAAATGACTAGAAAACATTTTAAAGCTCTTGCGGAAGCTCTCAGAATATCTGAGGCTTCTGCAAAGACAGTTAAGGAAGTAGCCCTTGTATGTGCTAGACATAATCCCAACTTTGATTGGGAGAAGTTTAGAGAAGCCTGTAACTCTTGTTATTTATCAGAGGAGGCGTACGGAAATGATTGAATTAATCGCAGGTGTCTTATTAATATGGACTTTGTTATTTTTGGCTCTTATTGAGTAGAGGAGGGGAGAGGTAAACGGGCAGAAATGCCCGTTTTTTTTGTCTATTTATCGGAAGAGGGGAGGAGGGGGGCTATATTTATAGTAATATTTGTATGTATTTAGCAGAATATATAAGAATGCAGTAGGAATGCGGGTTTGCGGGTAGTTTGTCTGCATACTTTAGGGCATATTTCCGCATATTTTAGGGTATTTATCTTTTTTAGGGCATATGATTTGCGCCCTACTTCTCACTACGTTCAAAGTAGGGCGCGTTTCTATATTGAAGTCGCTACGCTCCGCTGAAGACATTTATATGAAAACCTATATAATCGCCAACAAGTTGGCGGGACTCTTTATAGGTCGGTTTTCGGGAACGGTAAGATTGTATATTATTAACCCTACCCCCCTAATATATATAACTGTAACTGTACCTGCACCTAGGTCAGTATTACAGTTACAAAATCTACTATTTTTTTAAGTTTGCGTTTTACTTGTATAAGGAACCCTATTGCAGTTATAATTTTCAGAACGGTTTTGCAGGTAAGGATGAGACTACACGCTCAAACTCTTCTCCAAAAGATTCACACTTGCCTGCAAAATTTTTTTTAGGAAAAAAAAGTATGGCAAATGAATTCGATACAGATTATTCTTTTTTGAATTTGCCTGAGGCAGGCTCCTCTGTACGAGGTCCAATTGAGAGACCATCCTTTGACCCAAATGATTTTAGTTTCAACCTTGATAGATATGCCCCTAGCAATCTTCCAGATGTTGAAATGGTTGCTCCAAGCCTTCCCTCTTTGTCTGCAGATGAGAACGAAGCCGTTTTAACAAACGCTCGTCCTTTTGAGGCAGTAGAAACTCTTGGAGCAACACTTGGAGAAAGATTTGCAAAAATGGAAAGTTTTTTTGGTAATCAACTAAATGAACTTAAAGATAATATTCAAAATTTAGAAATGGCTAAATCAGAAGTGTCTGTTGATTTAGAAAATGCAATACAAACTCAAGACCAAATTAAAGCCGAATTAGCTCAACAACAAATTCAAGCACTTGAAGAACAGAAACAAGAATTACAAATGCAATTACAAAATGCAGTTGCAGAAGCAGAATCTCAAGGTATAGATGCTGTAGCTGCCGCCGAGGCTAAAGCAGCAGAAAATTTATCAAATGTTACAGCAGATTTTCAAAATGAAATAAATAATTTAACTGGCGCAAGGGACTCTGCTATAGCCGAAAGGGACCAAGCTTTAAGTCAACAAGATATAATTCGAGCTGAGGCTGCAGAGGCGCAAGCCCAAGCACTTGACGCTCAAGCTGGTGACTATCAATCTCAACTAGCTGAATTAACAGGCCAGTCTACAGGTTATCAAGATACTATTGCAGATTTACAATCTCAGATTGCAGCGTTACAAAATGTTGGCCAACCTCCAGAAATTAAACCAATAAAAGACCCAATTGGCCCAATTAAACGTCCTCCACGTCCTCCAATTATGTGTTTTGTAGCAGGAACTAAAGTTGATATGGCTGATGGAACTAAAAAGGTTATAGAAAATATTGCAGTAGGAGATGAGGTAATGGCTTTAGGTGATGCAATAGATAAAGTTTCGTATGTTCATAATATTCCTAAAGACAATAGACAATTATGGACGATTAATAACAGAATAACTGCTACAGATTCTCACGCGTTTTTAACCAAGGACGGTTGGAAATCTAATAACTCTAAACTATCTAATACAGTTTATAACGACTATGGTATAGAAGTTAAGGACTTACAAATAGGTGATGAGCTAATTACCAATGATGGCGTAGAAAAAATTACAACACTTGAAAATAAAGAAGATTTTGTAAAAGTATATAACTTTACTACTTCTAATACTCATACTTATTTAGTAGATGGAGTGGTATCTCATAATAAAATGGCAGATAGATTCCCCCCTGAGCTTATAACTCCACCTCCCCCTCCACCAACATACCAACGACCTCCACCCCCTCCTCCACCTGAGGAAGGTGTATCATATATTGGTGGCTCTCCAGGTTTTTATGACAAACAAAACTTTGGTGTTTTAAATATTAAGAAACCCCAAAGAGCAGGCGGAATAGGTGGGTTTAATCCATTAGATAAGAGTATGAGAGATTATAAAATAAGATAGGATAGATTATGAGTAAAATAAATATGATTTCAAGAGCAAAAGATTTAGCCAAACAAGTTCTAGGTACCAATAGAACTGGTCGAAATCAACAGATGATGGGTAGAAATATTCCAGGTAGAGGCACTCCTGGAGGTATTACCTCTGCAACAGTTGCAAAAGATATTAGTCCTATATCTGCACTTGGACTTACTGCAGGAATGGGTGGTATAGGAGGAGGTATGATGGCAGATTTAACAGAAGGCTTTACAGAATCTGCTAAATTTTCAAATTCAATATTTGCAGACCCAGAAGAATTAGGAAGGCAAGCTGCAAAAGCTAAAATGACTCTTCAAGAAATTATGAATAAAGCTAGAGGTAAAGCAGAAGAGTTAGGCCAAGCTCCGCAAATTTATATGTTTAAAATAGAAAACGGTTATAATGAAGAAATGAATAAACAAAAAATGCAAGAACCTCAAATAATATACGACGAAGACCAAGGTATGAAGCCTGTATCTTTGTTTATGAAGGATGGTGATGAAGTGAAAAAAAATAATGGTTTTCCTGATTTAAGTGGGGACGGAAAAATTACACGTAAAGATATTCTTATAGGTCAAGGCGTTGAGTTTGCAGAAGGTGGCGAAGCTATAGACGATGATTTGGAAAGTATGCAAATGTCTGAAGAAGATGCTATGAATCAAATGAATCAATTGACTCAATCTCCAGAAGTACAAATGATTGAACAACTTGTTGGCGTAGTTCAACAACTTATGGCCCAAGGCGTAAGCGAAGAAGAAATAAAAATGTTTTTAAAAGAGCAAGGTTTAGATGACGAAGATATTGAATCTTTGTTTGAAATGATTGCTGATTCAGGTATGCAACAAGAGCAAGGTGGAGATATAGACCAACAATTGCAAAGTATGATGTAATTGAATGAACTTCTCAAAGTTAACCGAGACAGAGCTGAAAGAAGCTTTGATGCTCAAAGAAAAGCTAGACGGCTTTGAAACCCAAGATAAATGCCAAAACGATTTTTTGTTCTACGTGGAACATATGTGGCCAGAATTTATATGTGGCCGTCATCATAAAATATTTGCAGAAAAATTAAATAAAGTAGCGTCAGGCGAGATTAAACGTTTGATTGTTAACATGCCTCCTCGTCATACTAAATCAGAATTTGCATCTACTTTTTTCCCATCATTTATTATGGGCAAGAAACCTAAGATGAAGATTATGCAAACAACCCATACAGGGGAGCTTGCTGTAAGATTTGGTCGTAAAGTCAGAAACTTGATGGACCAAAAAGAATACAAAGAAGTATTTCCAGAAGTAAAACTTCAAGCTGATAACAAATCTGCTGGACGTTGGGAAACTAACAAAGGCGGCGAATACTTTGCTGCTGGTGTTGGAGGTGCTGTTACTGGTAGGGGTGCGGATTTACTTATTATTGATGACCCACATTCAGAGCAAGATGCTATGAGTCCAAATGCTTTGGAGTCTGCTTGGGAATGGTATACCTCTGGACCTAGACAGCGTTTACAGCCTGGCGGAGCTATAGTATTAGTTATGACGCGTTGGTCTTCTATAGACTTAACAGCTAAGTTATTAGATTCTCAAAAAGAAGCGCTTGCAGACCAATGGGAAATGATAGAGTTTCCTGCTATTTTTCCAGAAACAGAGAATCCTTTATGGCCTGAATTTTGGCCTAAAGATGAATTATTAAAGGTTAAGTCTTCTATTCCAGGAATCAAGTGGAATGCTCAATGGATGCAGAACCCTACTGCTGAAGAAGGAGCCATTATAAAAAGAGACTGGTGGCAACGTTGGAAACATAAGAGCATACCTCCTGTTAAATATATTATGCAGTCATACGATACTGCATTTTCTAAAAAACAAACCGCTGACTTTTCAGCTATATCTACTTGGGGTGTTTTTAAACCATCAGAAGATTCGCCAGATTGTTTAATATTATTAGATTGTCAAAAAGGCCGTTGGGACTTTCCAGAGTTAAAAGAAATAGCTATGCGTGAATATACTTATTGGGAATGCGATATGGTTCTTATTGAAGCCAAGGCGTCTGGAACTCCTTTAACTCAAGAATTGCGGAGAATGGGAATACCTGTTGTTAATTATTCTCCAACAAGAGGCCATGATAAACATTCTAGAATGCACTCAGTAGCACCTATATTTGAATCAGGAATGGTATACGCACCTAACAAAACTTTTGCGGAAGATATGATAGAAGAATGTGCATCATTTCCATTTGGAGCTAATGATGATTTATGTGATACTATGACTCAAGCTCTAATGCGTTTTCGTGAAGGTGGGTTTGTTTCTTTAGCAAGCGATTACGAAGACCAAGAAAGGCAAAGAGTTTTTAGAGCATATTATTGATGAGATTTTAAAATGGCAATAGAAAAACAATTTCCAGAAGACATAATAGAAACAACAACAACCGAAGATGCTGAAACAGACAATCAAATAATTGATGTTATAGAGGCTATGCAAGGCGAAGAAGATGTGCAGATGCAAGAAGATGGTTCTGCAATACTAGGTCCAGAAGAACTTGAAATGCCTGATGTGGGATTTTCTGAAAATCTTGCTGAGGTTATTTCAGATACAGAGCTTTCAAATATACATTCTGAATTAATAAGCGGTATAGAAAACGATAAATCCTCTAGAAAAGATTGGGAAAAAACTTATACAGACGGCCTTAAATATTTGGGTATGAAGTTTGATGACCAACGTTCAGAACCATTTGAAGGAGCTTCAGGTGTTATTCATCCGTTATTAGGAGAATCTGTTACCCAATTCCAAGCTCAAGCATATAAAGAATTACTACCAGCAGGAGGGCCTGTTAAAACTCAAGTAGTGGGTGCTTATGATGGTATGGTTGAAGAACAAGCTCAAAGGGTTAAAGAGTTTATGAACTATCAAATCATTCATGTAATGGAAGAGTATGATGAAGAGTTAGACCAGATGTTATTTTATTTGCCTCTTGCAGGTTCTGCATTTAAGAAAGTTTACTACGATGAAACTTTAGCTAGACCTGTATCAAAATTTGTAGCTCCAGAAGATTTAATTGTTCCTTACTATACAACCGATTTAGAAACCTGTTCTAGAATCACTCATGTAGTTAAGATGCCCGAAAATGACGTTAAAAAGTTACAAGCTATAGGTTTTTATAGAAACGTTGATATTGAGTATGGAGACAACGCAAATGTTTCATCAGACATACAATCTGAAAAAGAAAAATTAGAAGGAATGGAACCTGGGTATGATGATGGAGAAGTTTCTTTATTGTATGAAGTTCATTGTAATTTAGACTTAGAGGGTTTTGAAGATATGGGTCAAGATGGCGAGCCTAGCGGAGTCAAGCTACCTTATATTGTAACTATTGATTCAGGCAATGATGAAATACTTGCTATAAGAAGAAACTTTAAAGAAGAAGACCCAATGAAAAAGAAAACAGAATACTTTGTTCATTTTAAGTTTTTGCCTGGATTGGGATTTTATGGGTTTGGGTTAACACATATGATAGGTGGTTTATCTAAAGCATCTACTTCTATTGTTAGACAGTTAATTGATGCTGGTACTCTTGCTAATTTACCTGCTGGTTTTAAAACTAGAGGTATAAGAATTAGAGATGAAGATGAGCCAATACAACCAGGAGAATTTAGAGATGTAGATGCTCCAGCAGGTTCATTAAGAGATGCTATACAACCATTACCATTCAAAGAGCCAAGTGGTACTTTATTAAGTTTACTAGGATTATTAGTGCAATCTGGTCAAAGATTTGCGTCTATAGCAGATACAAATATTGGAGAAGGTAATTCTCAAGCACCTGTTGGAACTACTTTAGCCTTAATGGAAAAATCAAGTAAGGTGTTATCTGCTATCCATAAAAGACTTCATAATGGCCAAAAGAAAGAATTTAGATTACTAGCTTCTATATTTAAAGACAGCTTACCTCCATCTTATCCCTACAATGTTTCTGGTGGAAATATGGAAGTTAAGCAAACAGACTTTGATGATAGGGTTGATATATTTCCAGTAAGCAACCCGGACATATTTTCTACCAGCCAAAGAATAGTTATGGCCCAAGAAATGATGCAGTTAGTTCAATCTAATCCAGAAATACATGGTCCTGGCGGAACTTATGAAGCTTACAGAAGAATGTATGCTGCTTTAGGAGCTGACAATATAGACCAACTTTTAATGCCACCACCTGATACAACTCCAAAACCAGTAGAGTCAGGTATGGAAAATAGTGGTTTGTTAATGGGTGGACCAGCTCAAGCATTTCCAGAACAAAACCATGATGCTCATATAGCCTCACACGCTGCTTTATTAAATATGAGTCCTGTTCAAATGAATGCGCAAGTACAAGCAAATATACATTCACACATTATGCAACATTTACAATTAAAAGCAGATGCAATTGCTCAACAGCAAATGCCACCTGAGGCTATGCAACAGTATCAACAAATGCAACAACAAGCTCAACAAATGCCTCCTACTGAATCTGCTCAAATAATGAACCAAGCGCAAGGAATATTAGCTCAATTTAGTTCTCCAATAATGACAGAATTAGTGCAACAGTTTACTGAACAAGTTTCTGCGCCTCCAGAGGAAGACCCACTTGTAACAATAAGAAAACAAGAACTTGCTTTAAAAGGTCAGCAATTATCACAAGAACAAGACCAGTTTGAAACAAAAGAACAAATGCGTATGGAAGAAAAATTACGTCAAGATGGTATTGATATGGAAAGAATTAATGCGCAAAGAGATATAGCAAATCTAAAAGACGATACAACAAGAGATAGAATGGACCAACAAAAAGAACTTAAATTGATTGATATTGGTTTAAAAGGATTGTAAGGTAACACATATGAAAAATGTAAAGATAACAAAAGGAAAACAAAACTATACCGGAAAAGGTAGCGTGCCGTTTAAAGCTGTTTCAGAAGCCCCTAAAAAAACTAAAGCTTCATCTACTCCAGGAATGGGTAAAGGTAAGTCTAAAGGTATGGGTATTGCTGAGTTTGGCGGTAAGTTTTCTGGAATTTATTAATGTCAGTTCTTTGGTTGCAAGAGCAACTAACAAAAAGAATTGCAGAAAAAAAAGAAGACATCCAAGTTGCTATTATGAATGGCACCAAGGATGTTGAAGAATATCACTATCTACGTGGGCGTTACAATTCTCTCGCCGACTTAGAATCTGAATTAAGAGAATTGCTAAGTAAGGTAGTAGAAAACGATGAGCAAGGTAATAGTTCCTGAACATGTCGCAAAAGCAGTTGAAAAAGATTTAAAACAACAGCAAAACAAAAAACCAGAAGTGTCAGAAAAAGTAGATAATGCTTTTGTTGATGCTACAAAAAGAGTGTTAGACCCTACACTTCTTGATAAATCATTTTTAGAACGTATGCCTCAACCTACGGGTTGGAGGATTCTTATATTGCCATATAAAGGCAAAGGCGTTACTGAAGGCGGTATTCAGCTAGTTAAAGAAACAGTTGATAGAGAGTCTTTAGCAACAGTAGTAGCTTATGTCGTTAAGATGGGTCCTATGTGCTATTCAGATAAAAACAAATTTGGAGATACTCCTTGGTGTAAGAAAGGAGATTGGGTGCTAATTGGCAGATATGCAGGAGCTAGGTTTAAACTTGGCGATGATGCAGAATGCCGTATTATTAACGATGATGAGGTCATTTCGACTATTGAAGACCCGGATGATATTGTCAGCGCATAACGTGAGGAGGACTCATGCCAGAACCAGAAGTAAATGAAGAAATACAACAGCCGCCTATAGAAGAAGGTGAGATTGTTGAGTTAGAAGAAGTTTCTGAAGACAAAGAAGCAGAAGCTGCTATAGAAGATGTTTCTGAACAAGAAGAGCAAGAAGATAAAAAAGAAGACGAATTAGAAGATTATTCTAAAGGCGTTCAAAAAAGAATAGCTACGCTTACTAAAAAAATGAGAGAGCAAGAAAGAGCAGCAAATTCTGCTTATGAATATGCTCAATCATTACAAGAAGAAAATCAAAAGTTAAAACAAAACAGCACGCAGCTTAATAAAAATTATTTAAGTGAAGCTCAAAACAGATTAAATTCTCAAAGAGCGCAAGCTAATGCAGTTTTAAAAAATGCTTATCAAGAACAAGATTGGGATAAGGTAACTAAAGCTCAAGGTATTCTTGATAAAATAACAGTTGAAGAAAGTAAGTTGGTTAATACTCAACCAGTACAAATAGAACAACCAACAAATTATCAAAATTACCAAACTCCAGCGCAGCCTCAAGTTCAACAACAAGAAAAACCTGACCCTGCTGCTGAAGATTGGGCTAATAAAAATGAGTGGTTTGGAGAAGATGAGACTATGACTCTAGCTGCTTTTAACATTCATCGAAAGTTAGTAGAAGAAGAAGGTTTTGACACTTCCGATACTTTGTACTACGATGAGATAGATAAACGTATCAGAACTGAATTTCCTCACAAATTCTCAACAGGTGATGAAGTCAAGTCTAATAGCAAAATGCAACAAAATGTTGCACCAGCTGGAAGAACTGATAGTTCTGGGCGCAAACGTAAGGTCAAACTTAGCGCAAGCGAAGTTCAAATGGCAAAACGTTTAAATGTGCCGCTTAGTGAATATGCTAAGTACATTAAAAGGTAAATTATTATGACTGATGAGAAAAAAGTAGAAGAAAATAACAGAACACCACGTTCTGCAGAAACTCGAGCTAAAGATACTGCTCGCAAACCTTGGCGTCCCCCATCTATGTTGGACACGCCTCCTGCGCCTGAAGGTTATACCTACAGGTGGATAAGAGCCGAACTTGTCGGTGAAGAAGATAGAAAGAATGTTATGTCTAGGATGCGTGAGGGTTTTGAACTCGTACGTGCTGAAGAGATAGGAGATTTCGACCTTCCCACCATGGACGACGGAAGGCACGCTGGAGTAGTGGCCGTGGGTGGTTTGCTGTTGGCGAAGATTCCAAATGAAACACGTGATGAAAGAAACGCCTATTTCAATGACCGTGCGCAATTGCAACAAGATGCAGTTGACAATGATTTAATGAAAGAATCTGACCCTAGTTCACCGATGTTAAAACCTCAGAGAACTACAAGCGTAACTTTTGGTGGTGGAAAAAGAGATTAATCTTATTTCATCTAAATAAAACTTTTTAAAAAAGGTAAATATTATGGCGAATGTAAATGCACCTTTCGGTTTAAAACCTATTGGAAAGTTAGGCTCGGCTGTTAATTCTACAGGCACAACAGAGTACGACATTCTATCAGGAACAACCGGAACTATTTATACAGGCGACCCAGTTAAAATGGTCAACACAGGCGGCATTGCCGTTGCTGCTGCTGGCGATTTATTACTAGGTGTTTTCCAAGGCTGTCATTTCACTAATTCAGACGGAGATAAAATTTTCTCTCCTGTTTGGACTACAGCGACAGTAACCAGCGACTGCAAAGCAGCCGTTGTCGACGACCCAGATGTCTTATTTGAAGTACAGTCAGCTGCTACAGGTAGCGTTACTCAAACCGATGTTGGTTTGAATGGCGATATTGTTTATGCTGCAGGTTCTTCAATAACAGGCGTCTCAGGAGTTAAAATTAGTGGCACTATGGCTACTGGTACAGCTCAATTGAGAATCATGGGTATATCAAACGACCCTTCTAACAATGCGTTAGGAACTGGGTCTTTATCAACCAATGTTAACTTTATCGTCAGAATTGCCGAGCATTTTAACAGAACAGCTGCGGGAGTATAATAATGGCTATAAATAGAGCGCAATTAGCGAAAGAATTAGAACCAGGATTAA